CCCAATTCCAAGAGAAGCGAGCAGCGCCCGCATGTTTCAGCAATGCAGTTCGTTGAACATTGTTGGGGTCAAGCTCGGTTTTGTAGGCTCTAAGAATTTCCATCAGTCTTTTTCTTCCTACGTTCTGCACTTCTGCGACCATAGATTTTTGCGCTGAATGACGAAAGCAATGAAAGCATATCCTCGACCAACTCAGCCTCGTAGGATTTTGGCAATACTTCTTCACACCATTCTACGGCAACACCGTGACTCTCAAATAGTCTGACAAAGATTGAGAAATTGAAACGAGCCAATCTATCCTTGTGTTCAATGACAACTCGATTGATTTTCTGCTCGATAGCCAAGTCAAATAACCTGTGCAACTTTGGGCGGCTGTCGTTCATGCCTGATAGCGTTTCCTCAAAAACATAGCCAACTCGATATTGTTTGTTGGCACAGTATTCAAGCACTCGCAACTTTTGGCGTTCTAAGTCGCCTTTCTGTTTCTGGTCGTGGCTGCTGACACGGGTATAAACCGCAACACAATCATTTGGCGGATTGTCTTCTGATACTACACCTTGAAGTTGCTCAATATCTTCAATGCGGTATCTCCGATGTCCGCCCTTTGTACGTTCTGCTTTCAATGCGCCAGAATCGTCCCACGCTCGGAGCGTAGAGATTCCGACACCCAAAAGTTCAGCGGCTTTCGCTATCCCGATTAGTCTCTTGCTCGTCATCCAGTTCCTTCTCGAAAAGTTCTCGCCAATGGTCGTAGATGCGCTGAAATTCCTCATTGGTGGGAACTTCATCGAGTTCAAACGGGTGTTGGTAAACCCGCCCGTCGTCAAGTTCAAACTCAGTCTTGGTTACTCGTGTGACCATCGCTCGTTTCATCCTTCACCTCCAATTATACTAAAAGATTTTGGTAGTGTCAAGTAGATTATAGTAGATTATCTACTAACTGTTCCTACCCTTTCTTTTTGGCTTAGGCCAAAAATTTCACCAAGATATCTTTCCATTATCAAATCTACTTTATCCATTATATGTTTCTCCCTGTTGTGAACTTTACTTTATACTCAAAAAGGTCTTTCAATGTGCTGAGACTTTTCCAGAGATAGGTATAGGCCTCATGTATTGTTTCGTATTCCTCATCATCAAAAAAACCATCCCGCCACATTGCTTTCAACGAATTGAGGTTCCTTTCCATTTCATTGTCAAACTTTCTTATACTGGAAACCATATTGGCCAATGCCATCGGGGCGCTTGCCTCATTCATCTCATATTGTTTCGATTCTGGAAATGTGACATCGCCGGTGAAGGTGGTTTCAACGGAACCGCTGATATACTTGTCCATCAGTTGATAGGCCTTTTTGGTTTTCTTCTTGGCCTGATAAAACTCCGGAAACTTTTTCCTGAGCATATCGTCAATTTTCTCTTCCTTGCCCATTTTTCCACCCTCTATTTCCGTGTTCATTACTTCATCCCCCTCTCGATATCAGCAATAACTTGCCAGATTTTCTTGTAATACTCTTTCTGCGCCTCTTTCAGGGAGATTTTTGGCTGCTCGATAACAGGCTCTTCGACAACCTTTTCCTTTTTTGGTGGTTCAAAGTCCTGGCCTTCATAGATACCATTTACCCAAGACGGGTGATTGGACGGGTCTGTAACCATATCCCAAGTGATGAGATAAAAGTCCTCATTGACATAACCATTCTCATTGACGGAACCGAGGCCTCTGGAAGAAATACCCATTCTGCCTTCTTTGATAAGGGTCTTGGCAATATTTCCCATCGGAGTATCAAGAACTTTTGACCTCCCGATTACATTCGGGCCATCCCAATCAAGCTTTTCAGTCAGAATGGCAATCTTGTCAGGATTGATTTCAGGATTTGGTGGGTGACCAAGTTCGCCCCAAAGGCTCCTGTTCGTCAATCTCTCTTCCAGCTTGCCAATTTCTCTTTCGAGAATATCTTTGGAATATATCCTCTTGTTGTTGTTCTCTTGATCGGCTGTGCTGTAGATGCCAGTAATGTAAAGAGATTTCCCTTTCTGTTCAGACTCCTCCACAATAAACTCAATATTGTGGGAGAGCTCGGTAATAAGCTTCATTTTCTTTTCCTCCCAGTTTCTTTACACGAACAAATAAAATTACTCGTTCCCGGCACCAACTGTTTTCAGAATACGGATAGGTGTGGTCTTGATGACATTGATGACCTGCGCAATTCTCTGATTGTTGGGGAATTTCGTTACAAGTTCGTGTGCGAGAGACATTGCTTTCGCAAACTTTGCTGGTGTATTTGCCATTGTGAGATAGTATTTCAATCTCTTGAGGCCCTGTGTAATACTGCCGGCATCCCTTGTTGGATCGTAGGTGCCTGGTACTGAACTGGCTACAGGCGGATAAAGTTTTTGATCACCGGCTGAAAATTCCTGTGGCTCCGGTTCATCAAAAACTCCTTCCTTCAAATACATATCAATTTTTTCCTCGATCTTTTTCATTTCTTCTTCTTGTCCTCCGCTGGTTTTTGTTTCGGTTTCTCTATATCTTTTGACAAGCCGAGCTTGTTCTTCAGATATTCATTCTTTGCCTGCTTGACAACATCCTTTACTACCTCTTTGGCAGTAATAAAATCGTCATTCTCAAAAGAATCCAAAGCTTTTTTAACGTCTTTTTCGTCCATAACACACTCCTTATTTTTTGGCTGCCTTTTCTCTTTCTCTTTCAGCCTTTGCTTTTTCCTGATAACTCTCGATTCTCTTCTGCAGAGTTTCGATGTGGGCCTGTCCTCTTTTACGGATTTGCTCTTTCCTGTCAGGATCGTCCGTATCCTCCACAGCCCGACTGACCAGTTCACGGGTATCCCGTATCTGTTTTCTCAAAAGGCTAATAGTATCCGAGTAATCAGCTTCCATAAGATATCTTTTCATAACTCTGTTAACTTCCATCAGACACACCTCTGATATATTTATAATTATTTATATATTTTATCAGTCTTTTCTCCTGTTTATAAAATCTATTGACATTTGAATAATATATTTGAACATCTCATTCAATTTTGTATCTTGGTGAGATTCCAGCTGCAAACAAGTTTGAAAATCCTTGTGAAACTGAATTGTATCTTGAACTGTCGAGCCTTTACCTCCCTTTGGTCGCAGCGTTTGAACACCTATCAAAAACTCTTTACCTTCCCTATCAATTCCATAGATGTTTGCATATCCTGAAGATGATAATCCCCTCACTTTTTTTCCTTCCGTATCGAAATCATCATCATCTTCAACATCGGTGCTACTACATTTGACTTCTGAAACTCTTATATGCTTCCAGAAATCCTGCTTATCTTTCTTTGTTTTCAAACCAAGACATTTGGAAAAGGTTTCTGTATTCCCCACAGTCGCAGTATCACCATCTGTCAATCCGGTTATTGTTCTGGTAACCTCCTGACCGTTTACTATTCTCGTAAATCTTTCAACCTGCTTTTCCTTACCTTTTTCTTTAACCGTGACCATCTTCCTTTCCCACGGATTACCCTGTTCATCGTATCTTATTCTACTATTATTTTTCCCCATATTCAATTCAAAATACTTTGCTGGTATTCCACCAACATTGTGCCCGGAAACAATATGACCGTGAAACCTGTCTATAAACAATTTGGAAAAATATTCGTCGCCTTTACCTTTGAGGGCTTTATTCATTTCTTTTCTCGCCTCATTTTGTAGCATATGCTGTTCCTGATATTTCCCGGCCATAGCCTTTTCATCAAATGGCGCAATTCTGCTTGCAACTTTACTCATTTCTTTTGAAACATCAATTGTATCGTCCACTACACTTGCTTTCAATTCATTAACATATGAGAGAAGTATTTTTTTCTCCTCTTCATCAGTCAATGGTGGTTTATATGTTCCTGTTTTACTATTAAAAGTCCGGCCTTTTATAGGTGTATCACCTTCATAATATCTCTTGACTATCGAATTCCAATATTTTGCTGGTTCATCTCCTGTACTTGATTTTTTTATTTCATCTATGAGCTTTTTTCTTTCATTTGGTTTCAAAGCTCTCTGATAAAGTTTATCATATTCTTTGCTGATGACCCCCTCTACTTCTGACTGTTTTTCCTCCAATCTCTTGACAAGTCTATCACAGGCTTTCTTGTAGGCATTATATTCTTTTGCTGAGATTTTTCCATCGTTCAAATCCTCTTCCGCATAAGATAACATTTTTTTGACATTCGATACTGGGCTTGAATTTCCTTGGATATCAGATGTGGATGTCTTATTGGATGTATGAAGAATAACTGCCTTTGGAGGCTTCTGTGAATGATCTATAAGAACTGACATTGTATCAGTAGGATTATCTCCAGCACCTCCTCCCAAAATGACAGATTTATATTTGTTAAATGATACACCATTTACTTCCACTACTCCCATCTTATCGAGAAAATCAACTGTGTTTTGTAAAGATTCTTTACTCCCCCAAACGTGAGAAACTGTAGTGGTCTTTGGATTAAATCCATCCTCTTTCATTACTCTTTTTATTCTTCTATGTTCGGCTTTTGCAGAAATGGCCGCGGCATACGCCGCTTTTTGACTTAATTCCTCTCCATTTTTATAAACAACATCCGTATCTTTTATCTCTTTCCATAGTTTTTGATAAAGTTGGTTTACATTCATATTTGGATTTTGATGGAGATAAGAAAGACAAGTTCCAATACTCGTTTCATTGATAAATGATGATTTATTGCCCGGAGCCTTTGTTCTTCCTTCATATGCCCCCTTCTTTGCGTCACCATCAATTATATCAATTATAGAGCGATCCATACCACCCTTTTCTTTCAGGGTTTTCAAAACTTTCTCTTGTTTTTTGGTCGCCTTTTCCTTCTCAACCTTTTCAACTTTTGCGGCGTATTTTTTGTAAACATCTTCTGACCAAGCTGGGGCGCCGGTTTCTCCACCTTCTCCAAATTGGTCGTGGAAATTGTGAAGAAATTTCGATAGCTCTTCTTGTTCCATCCCCTTTAATAAACTATCAAACTTTTTTGTTTTCTCTTGATCTGTTTCTTTGGATTTGACAATGGAAGAAAATTCTTTATTTTTTATTTTCTTTATCGCGTCTTTCTGGTGATCTGTGATTCCCGCCGGAGACACGGCCTCTTTAGGTTTTTCCTTTTCTTTTCCAAGTTCCTCTTCGTGTTTTGTCTCTATTTTTTTCGCCTTTGAATCTTTTTGTTTGAGTGGAGCCCCAAGATGGCTCGCATATACTCCTTCTGGATATCTATCAAGTATATAATTCTGCTCGCCGGCAGACCATTTATTCCATCTTGCTATTTGTTCCGGTGTAATTTCCTTTTTCTTTTTATCGCTTGGCTTTTCTTTTGCCGTTGTTTTTTCTTTCGGCTTCAACACACTTACAGGCGCCTTTGACTTTGGCTTTGTGGCCTCAAAAAAAATATCAGAAATATTTTCTTTTACGAAGTTTCTAAATTTCATTTATTCGGTTTCTCCCGGCGCTGGTAAAGGGCCAGCTGTTTCAATTTCTCCCTCTCCACCCGTTTCTTCTTCACCACCAAATTCCTCTTCACCACCAAATTCTTCTTCACCACCCATACCGGGCTCTTCTGGTGGTTGGAACAACTTGTCTTTTTCTTTCAGGCACTTTATATTCTCATCAATCTCAGCATCTGTCCAACCAAGATATTTTTTCATCAGGAAGTATTTGGAAAACTCCTGATTTCCAGCAAGGGCATTATAATTGGAATGGCGAACTTCAACAAATCCCTGTTCCAGAGACTCTTTGTAGTGGGAAGGTGGAACCATATTGATTGTAATCATATCCTTTTCCACACCGTACTGTTTCTTCAAACCCTTGAATGACAAGTGCATTAAAAACAGTTCTTTGAGTTCATCACAGAACCTTCTCTGATGTTTCTCAAGAAATTTTGCCCATTTTACTTCGTCACGGGAAATTTCACCAGTATGGGAACCACCAACAACAATTTCTGCCTCTCTCTTTTCCTGACCCGCTGTAACACGGGAAGCTGGGTATTTCAATGCTCGATATAACTTTCGAGCGAAATAATAAATGTCATCCAGTTCGGAGAAACCAGCTGGATTACCACCTACAGTTTCAATGGACGATCCTCTTCCATCCGCGGACTGTGGGAGAAAGAAATTTTCCAGAATGGAAAGAACTTCTGGCTCCTGTGAGAGTTGCCCTGTCTGTGGATCATAGGTCTGTCTCTTGATGAATTTCGTCTTTATCTTCTCGACAAATTTCATCGCCTTGTCTTTAGGCATATTACCAGTATCAATCTTGAAAACAAATCTCTCCGGCGCCCTGATAATACGGTAAATGATTACCGATGTTTCCAGAAGTTTCAGCTGGTTATATGGAACACGGGCCTTTTCAAGGTAACCAAAAACTTCGCCCTTTGTCCTACCATAAATTCCATAGTTGACGTATCCGATCTGCTCGGGATTG